ATGGAGAGATAAATGAAAAATCCAAAACTAAAAGAATATCTAATGACAACAACAGATCCAGAATTACTAGCAGACTTTTTACTACTAGTATTATGGGGAGTAATTATAGGTTCGTTTATAGGCGTATCATCAATACTATTAAGTTTAGTACTAGGATAGAACTTCATTCAAGTACCTAAATACAATAACCAAGTAAAAAATAGTTCTTGACATCAAGTATCAATTTTGATATAATTACTACATAGAATTTTATATTCAAAGCAACAGGGCAACTTATATGAGCGGGATTCAAGATAATCACGAAGAAATTATGGAAGTAGACGCAAGACTCACAACACATGAAGCGATCTGTGCCGAACGCTGGAAAACTGTATTCAATCAACTTGAGGGAATAGAGAAGCGATCAGGCATACGATTTGATAATGTAGGAGACTCTATTACTCGTTTAGAAACTATACTAATATCAGCAGCAGCAACAGGATTGCTTGCGGGAGCTGGTTTACTAATTACTCATTTTTCAATGATGCCTTAAAGGAAAACTTATGAAAACATTATTAACATTACTACTAGCAGTTACAATGACACCAGTCTTTGCAGACATGTCAGGTTCTATGCAACTTACTTCGGATTACTTCTGGAGAGGTGCAACACAAACACAAGGAAAAGCAGCAATTCAAGGTGGCGTTAGCTATTCTAAGGATAGTGGCTTCTATGCAGGTGCATGGGGTTCAACTGTAGACTTTGGAACTGAAACTGAAATTGAATATGATCTATACACAGGCTATGCAGTCGCTTTAGATGACTTAGCTATTGATGTAGGAATAATTCAATATAACTATGATGGTGAAGTGGATTCTGTCGAAGAATACTACTTAGTAATGAACTACGGGTGGGCATCATTTGGCTTTTGGTTTAATGATAGTAATATAGATACAGACTATACTCAAATAGAAGTAGACCTTCCTTTCCTTACATTTGCAGACGTTACCCTTAGATTGGGTGAGTTTGGAGATGACACTAATTTTACACAACTTACTTTCGCAAAAGATATCGGAGAGAACTTCACATTAGCACTAGAAGTAGTGTCTGAAGAATCTGATCTTCTTGACCTTGAAGAAAGAATGGCATTTACCCTACGATATAGGTTTTAATGGCATACTCACAAAAAGTAGTACAACGCTTTGAAGACGTACTAAACAATCCTGCAAAACATTCAGTTGGCAGGTTTGATCCGAAAGACCCAAACGTCGCAACAGGTATGGTGGGAGCACCAGCTTGTGGAGATGTAATGAAACTAGACCTTAAGCTAGACGATAACGATAGAATACTAGATGTTAAGTTTAAGACTTATGGTTGCGGTTCAGCAATCGCTTCTTCTACAATGTTTGTAGAAATGCTGAAAGGCAAAACTATAGAACAAGCAAAATTAATTAAAGACAAGGACATTGCAGATGCCCTTGAACTTCCTCCCATTAAACTCCACTGCTCAGTACTAGCTGAAGGAGCTATAACAAATGCAATAGAGTATTGGGAAAAGAAAAAAGCACACAGGCTACATAACGGAGGCCCTGAATAATGGAAAACGAATATCAAACAAAAGACATGAAGTCATCACAAACAAAAATGAAAGAACCTAAGCCAAGTGGAATGAGTCCACCTGAGCATATGGAAGATGGCGCAATTTTTGAGAAAGACGGAATGTTTTTCTTTAAGTGGAAAGGCGGAGAGTGTGGCTATGCTTCACATTCAGATGCAGAGGCTGGTTTACAGAAAGTTAGTGGCAACCCTAGCTAAGATAAGAGACTGGTGGTACTGGTTTCTTGGTTGGTTTGTAACTTATCATGAATTACAGGTAAGTTATAATAGTCAATGGGGTGATGCAGACGATCAAACTTTTATTGTACGCAAATTTTACAAAAAACAACCAAACTATATTCGATTTAAAACACAAGACGGAGATATAGTTGAACTACGAGGCGCGGAAGGTCTCAATTACAGGATAAAAGAACTATGATAGAACTAATAGTAATAATATTACTACTTGGTTGGACAGACAGTCCAAGCGAACAAAAGCAAGAGACTGTACCAACGATGCCACCTGCACCAGTAATGGAAGTACCAGATAATGCAGTTAATACAACTACTGTAACAGCTTTAGCAGAAGTACTTACAGCAATTACACAAACAGGAACAAGTACATCAACAAATACAGAAACAAACACGAACACAGATACAAGTACAGGTACAAACACTTCAACAAGTACAGCAACGGCGCAAGAAATTATAGAAAGCTTAAATACAAGCACAGCTACAACAACAGTAACAGCAACTAGTACAAGTACTGGAACAAGTACAAGTACAAGCAGCTCCACAGGAACATGAATCAGATATTTATAGGAATTATACTAATCTTAGGTTTTAGTACTTACTATTTTTATAGTGAGAATCTGATATTAGCTGGAAACAACTTAGCACTAGAAGGTGCAGTCGCAACGCAGGAAGCAGCTATAGAAAGTCTCAAAGGAGACTTCCAGCTTCAGACTACCCAGTTGCAAGAACAAACACTTAAAAGCCAAGAGGCTCAGAGAGAGTTAAATCGATACAGTGATTTTATAAAGAATTACAAGCTATCAGCAAAAATATTAGAAAACCCAGTAGAAATGGAAAGGAAAATAAATAATGGAACAAAACACGCATTTGAGGACATTGAGAAACTTAGCAATACCGTTGACAATCTTGATGATGGCCTCCAGTTGCAGTCTACTATCAACTAAACAGATAGAAGTAACTGCCAAACCAATGGAGCGAACATTTGTTCAACCCGTTATGCCCCGAGAAATAAATCTTGGTGTACCACAATGGATTGTGGTAACTCCAGATAATTGGGAAAGTCAATTAGAAAGAATTAAAAGCCAGGAAGGTGAAGTACTTTTCCTAGCTATGACAGTACCAGACTATGAAGTTATGTCTGTCAACATGAAAGAATTAAAAAGGTATATAACCGAACTGAAAGATGTAGTAGTCTATTATAAAGAAGTTACTGCACCTCAGACTGATGCACAAAAACAGAATTAAAATCTGTAATACTTGCGATCAGTATACAAAGTTTAAGGTGTGTAAAGCATGCAAATGTTTTATGCCACTTAAAGCAAGGCTTACTAGGGCATCATGCCCAAAAGGCAAATGGGAGAAATAAATGGATTGGTTAAAAAAGAGAGTTTCCGAGAGAACATCTTGGGATGGAGCAGTAATCATCGTTGTATGTAGTTTAGTACTATTTACAGGTGGAGTAGCTAAGTTATTAGCACTAGGAGGCCTATGCTACGGTGTATGGACTTGTTACGAGGCTGAATAATGCCTTATCACACTAAGCCTAAAAAGGGTAAAGGTAAAAAGAAAAAGCCTGGCAAGAAGAAAAGAGGTATGAAATAGTGCCTGCTACACGTAAAAGAAAAAAAGCGCCTAAAGGGTTTCATTATATGCCCAATGGCAAGCTAATGAAGGGTACTAAACATGGCCGTAAGAAGAGCAAGAAGAAGAAGTAAAGCTTCCGCTAAGAAACGTAACGTACCTACTAATAAAAAGTTATACGCTAGAGTAAAGTCTGCTACAAAACGAAAGTTTGCAGTGTACCCTAGCGCATACGCTAATGCTTATCTTGTAAGAATGTATAAGAAGGCAGGAGGCAAGTACCGTCGTGGCTAGGGGTGGACTAAGCACATGGTTTAAGCAGAACTGGGTAGATATATCTAGACCTAAAAAAGGTGGTGGATTTTCAAAATGTGGCAGACCTAAAGCAGGTAAGAAGGCATATCCGAAATGCGTACCAGCTGCAAAAGCGAGTCGAATGACAAAAAAGCAGATCAGATCAGCAGTCAGTCGAAAACGATCTAAGAAACAAGGAGTAGGTGGAAAACCTACTAATGTTAGAACAATAAGGAGAACTACACGTGGTCGTAAGAAGAAGTAAAAAGTCCTCAAAGTTAAAAAGAGTGGGCGTATCAGGATTTAATAAACCAAAGCGTACGCCCAAGCACAGAACAAAGTCTCATGTCGTAGTAGCAAAAGTTGGTACAAAGACAAAGGTTATACGATTTGGGCAACAGGGTGTGTCAGGAGCAGGAAAATCTCCAAAAACAATGGCACAAAGAAAAAGAAGAGCCTCATTCAAAGCTCGTCACGCCAAAAATATAGCTAAAGGCAAAATGTCAGCAGCATATTGGGCAAATAAGGTAAAATGGTAAACAAATTTAAACAAAAAGCTAAACAACTTTGGAACATAATCAATGGTACAGACAGAAACCTAGATGGTAAAGTCGATATCGAAGATGCAATGTTAGCAGCAAGGCAAAAAAGCAAGAAACGTTCAAAGAACGTTAAGGAGAGATAGAAATGTCTATGAGATTAATGGCAGCAGAAGTTGCTTGTGGTACCAATGTTGGAGCAGCTTCAACTTTTGAGAACGCAGTATATGTAAGACTAGTAAATTCTGGAGCATCAACAAGGTTAGTAACTGTAGCAAATGCAGCAGATACAACATTGGCTTCAATTACAATCGCACCAGGGGAAGTAACATTCCTAACTAAAGATCAAGACCACCAAATATTTGCAGCACATGCTGAAGTATTAGGTGTACCGATAATATGGAGCTAAAATTGGATAATAAAGAGTGGTTAGAAGATATTGCTGCTTACAGCACTTCTACACTCGCTTTGCTTAATAGAAAAGCAGAAAAATCCAAACAGATTTCCGATGGAGATCAAGTTATGAGTGAAATATGTATTGGGTACTTGTATCTTTTACATACACTAAACACACAAGGGATATTGGAAACAAAATCAATAGGTAACGCATTAAATAGAACTGTGCACTAATGTTAGATATTAGTAGAACAGACATAGTAAGTGATTCGTTTATGGACTTTCCAGCAGCGGATCGATTCATCAAGTTACCTATAGATTCCTACCTTGATCTGTTAGGAGTACAACCTAATAGTTCACAGACTGCATTAATCAATGCTGTCAACAACCCAAAATATAGATTCGTTTGTGCCGCTATTTCTAGACGGCAAGGAAAAACATATATAGCAAATGTTATCGGGCAACTTGTTTCACTTGTACCAGGTTCAAACATTCTAATAATGTCACCTAACTACTCTTTGTCTCAAATATCATTTGACTTACAAAGACAACTTATAAAACATTTTGATTTAGAAGTTACAAAAGATAACGCAAAAGACAAAGTAATAGAACTATCAAATGGCTCTACTATACGTATGGGTTCAGTAAACCAAGTCGACTCTTCTGTAGGAAGATCGTACGACTTAATAATTTTTGACGAAGCAGCCTTGGCTGATGGCAAAGACGCATTTAACGTCGCCCTTCGTCCTACACTAGATAAAGATAATAGTAAAGCAGTATTCATATCTACTCCTCGGGGTAGAAATAACTGGTTTGCAGATTTTTATCACAGAGGGTTCAGCGATGAGTTTCACGATTGGGCATCAATCAGAGCAACTTATCACGAAAACCCACGCTTCAGTGATGATGACATCAGAGAAGCAAAGAAAGCTATGTCCTCAGCAGAGTTTGCCCAAGAATATATGGCAGATTTCAACACATATGAAGGACAGGTATGGAATTTTAATTTTGAAGAGTGTGTTGCAGACTTAAGTCAGCTAGATACTAGTGATATGGATGTGTTCGCGGGATTAGATGTTGGGTATAAAGATCCAACAGCATTGTGCGTCATAGCTTATGATTGGGATCAGCAAAAATTTTATCTTATAGATGAGTACATGGACGCTGAAAGAACTAC